ATGAAGGCGGACGCTGACAGCGCCATGGCGATGCTGCTGGCCAGCGAGCCCCCGCCGATGGAGGCGTACCGCGTCAGCCGCGACGTCAACGCCCCGCGCAGCGACGCACCTACTCTGCTGGATCCGGTGGCGTAGCCGGCTGCGCGGCTGGCTGAGTAGCGGCCTCGTAGACGGCATCCGTCGCCGCCTTGATCATCGCCATCAATTTCCAGCCCTGCTCCTGGCTTTCCTCACCCGTCACCGGGTGGGTAATGGTGTATGTGTTGGCCAGCAGGTCGCTGATCGTGGCCGGCAAGACTCCGAGGAACGTCCTCTCCAGCACGGTGCCGTCCGCCTGGGTGGTCAGCCGCTCGAAGTGGAAGGTGACCGGTCCATCGTTGGTGTAGGGGTTCCAGTCTATGGCGATGCGCGGCGCGATCGCTTCGACGCGGGTCCCGAAGGAAGTGTTTTCGCTCAAAAGGGCCATCCTGTATCTCCGGTCAGTATCCGGTTACGTCTACGGTCATGATGTGCATACGCGCGCTCTCAGCGCGCGGCGCAGGCATGCCGAAGAATGCATATGTTCCCTCTCCGGTCGTGCCTTGCGCCACGCTGTATCCATTGCCATTGGAAGTAACCACCCCGGCGAAACACGCCCACTGCCAGTCAGCAGTCGGGGTGGCTTGAACTCCGGTCCACCGGAAGCCCGGAACGGTGACAACTTGCGCGTAATTGCCAGGCCCCAAATTGACGTTCGCCGTCGGTGTAGCACCCTCCAGCGTCCGCGCGTCCACTACCTTCATGTACCGGTTCTGTGAGTCGAAAACCACGCGTCCGTCGGCACCGAAAACCTGTAGGCCGAAGCCGGGGCCTGATCGCTCAAGCGGCCGGTCGAACACGAACACCTCAATCGTGTCACCAACCACCGCGCCTATACCGCCGTTCACACTGATCCATCCGAACTCCCAGCCGCCCGCTACCGGTCGTGCCCGGCTGACCGTAAATGGCTTGCTGCAGCGCGCGGCCACGATAGGACGGTCTCCAGCCACCGTCAGAAAGGCCTGGCGACCGAAGCCGCCAGTGACAGGTCCGCCCGCCTGCTGAAAAGTGAGTGTGTGCTTCGAGATAAAAGCGTAGTTGAAGAACTTCTCGTCAATGATGACGTTCTGGTTGTTGTTCACAAACTCAAAACCGGCAGGCATCAGTAGGTTCCGTAGTAGAAGTGCGCCGCACCGGCCCACGCCACTGTGGTGCCGCTGATCGCCGGCACGTTGACGTTCTCGGGGTACATGAGGCCGTTCTGATTGAGCACAGGGATCACGAAGGGGATTCCCTGAGCCAGCGCGGGCTCCTGGAAAGAACCAGCACCCTGATTCACGTAGCCCAAGAGCCGGGTCATGCGACTGGTAAGGTCGACTGTAACGTTTCCGTTCGCGTCCCAGCATTGAAGTCCGGTCGGCATCAGGCGCTCCAAGTTCCCAGGCGAATCCGCCTGACGTTGTTTTCATCGTACCCAAGGAAGTGACCGTCGCTGTACTCCATGCGCCGGCCAGTGCCCGGGGATACGAACCTCACCCTGTCGAACAGAAAGTCGATGGTGCTGGTCGTTCCGTTGTTGACCGAACGAATGCCGGCCACGCGGCCGTTGGCATCCAATGACATGGTCCAGCTCGCGAAGTACGACGCGATGCCGTTCTCGTTGATTGTGGTGCGCGCCTCGATCGCTTGCGTGACCTGGGTGTACTTTTCATCCAAGCCAGCGCTACTGGCTTGCCAAGGCGAGGGCTGCGTTTGCCCCTCCTTCGCCTGCTCCAGCTGCGGCCTGAGTGCCCAAAGCGCCGCATCGGACCCTACCGGCGTGAGCTTGCTTGTCCAGATTGAGACCCGGACTCGCACGGCTTCCGCCGGCGCAGTGCCCACGGCAAACACCCGCGTGTAGCCGTTCAAATTGCCATTGGGGTTGTACGCGGTCGCGGACGCTGAGTCGGAAGGCGTACCGACCCCTGATCCTGCGGCATTTATGAAGACCAGCGAGACGTTGGCGCGCAGACCGTAGGGCAGCAGATACGCGGACGCGATGTACGTCTTTCCTCCTTCGCACGGCACGTCCTGGTAGGTCTGGAGATAGTTCCCAACACCGTTGTCGGGAGTAGCGTACATCGCCATCGCCTTCATACCAGGCGGTACGCGCGCGTCCTGCAGGATGACATCGGACCGCTGCCAGAACCCGAGCGCCGCGGCCGTCGCCCACGGGGCCATGGAGTTGTTGCCAAAGAACTCAGTGGTCCGCAGCAGATTGCCGCTACCGCCCAGCTGCGAGCGCACGCTGTTAAGTGCCAGCGCGTTGGCATCGATCTTCCCGCCCTGCTCAGTCACGGTATTGGACAAAGCACTGACCGACGCGGCACTCGCTTTTCCGGCAATCGCCGTGTTGGCCTGGGTGATGGCCGTGGCGCTGGCCTCGATGTCCCCTTCCGTCTCGCTCACCCGGGTGGAAAGCGCGTTCAGAGCTGAAGAGTCGGCCTTGCCATTCAGCGCGGCTGCAACACCGTCCACACGCTCGGACACGATCGCCAGTCCGTCCTCGGTCTGCTCGATGCGGACCTCGTGGCCGGTCAGCTGCAGGCCCTGCGCGCCGACAGCCTCAGCCAGCGAGCTGTAGTCACCGATCTTCTTCCAGTAGGTCGGGTCGGAGGGCAGGTTTCCCGTGGTTTCCACCAGCGCGTAGTACAGCCCGCCCTCCCATTTCGTCACCGCGCCCGGGTTATAGGCAACATCCGGGTCAAACTGCGCTGCGTTCAGTGCGGCGCCCAAGTTGGCGATCTCCTCCGCCTGCTCTGCAAAGCCTTCGGCCATCTCCTGCCCGAGCCGGTTCTGCTCTGCGATCAGGTCGATGATTTCCTGCGCGGTCGGCGGCGGCTTGACCGGGATGATCGCGCCCTCGCCCGGCTTGCCGCGCACGCTGGCCGTGATCTTGAACCACCACTCCTGCCCGCTCCCGTCGCTGTAGAGGTAGCGGGTTTCCACCACCCGGGCGATCTCCATCCAAGGGCCCTCCGCCGTGGCCCCCCGCTCGATGATATAGATGACCCCTTCTTGGTCAACGGCGTCCCATTCAATCAGGACGCCGTCCGCCACTGGGTTGGGCACCACGCCCTCCACCGGTGGCACGTCCGGCGAGACGTACACGGTAGGGAACCAGGACGACTGGCGCACCGGCACCGGGGTAATGGACGGCAGTGCGCCCGCCCCGATCTCGATCAGGGTGATTTTTCTTGCCTGCATGTGAATTACCTTGCGTTGAGGGCTTCGCGCATCGCGGTGCTCGAGGTGGTACGGACCCCTTGGGTGGTGATCTGCAGAAGGCTACGAAGCACCTGGTTCTGTTCGGCGAGCAGTGCATTGCTTTGCTGCACAGCTGCGGTCGTCTCGGCCTGCGCCTTGTTGTCCACGACCAAGTCGAACACCGCCCGGCTGAAGTTGTCGGGCAACGCCTCAATCGTGTCCGCCAGCTGCCCCATGCTGGTGCCGTCTTCGCGATCGAGGTTGCCCACCTTCATCCCGTCGATCAGTCCGGTGACTTGGCCATACAGGGCGTTGTAGTCCTTGCCGCTGGCATAGAGGTTCCGACCGAAGCCCAGAGCCGCCTGTGCGGCCGCCTGTGCCGCGCTCGAGTCCCCGCCGGACACTGCGCGCTCCAGTTCGCGCATGGTCGTCTGTAGCTTCTCCTGATCGGTCAACGGCGACAGGTCGCTCACCGACAGGCCGTAGTTCATCGCCTTCTTGTCGGCGTCGATCTGGGCCTGCAGCTTGCCCATGTTGGTGGCCCGAAGCGCCTCGATCTTGGCCAGGTCCTCAGCGCGCGCCCCGGACAGGCCCAGCGCCTTGGCGTAATCGTTCGCAGCCTTCACCTGTTGGCGATAGGTGCGCTCGATGGTCAGGGCTTGCGACTGGTAGCCGGTCAAGTCACCGGTGAGCAGCTGGGTGGAAACGTCCGCCATCAGGGTGGCGTAGTTGCCGAGAAGCCCGGTCACCTTCTCGATCTGGGTGGCCAGGTCCGTGCCGGCCACGCTGGCCAGGTCCTGGAAGTAGTCAACAGCCTTGTTGACCTTGTCGATTTCCAACCCGTTCAACGCGCGGCCCAGCTCGTCGGCATTGCCCACTGCCAGCGCGATCGAAGCACTCAGTGCGCCGAACACGTCCGACGCCTCGAAGTAATCGTCCAGCTGGCCACCGAAGCCTGCGGCCTTCACGGCTTCCGTGAACAGCCGGTCCGTCATATCGCCGAGGTAGGCCGCCAGCTGCTCCTTGGCTTCGGCGGAATCGGCCGAGAGGGTCAACTTGCCCAGCGTGACCTTCACCCCGGCCAGCTGCTGCGACAGATCCACGCCCAGCTGCTTGGCGAGGTCCGTGCTGGCGCCGCGCACCTGGCGCGCAGCCATGTCGAACGTGCGATCGATGTTCGGATCCAGTCCGGTGTACTGGGTCCACTTCTTGTCGCTCCGGAACAGGCCACCCTTGGCCTTGATGTCCGCATAGCTCTGCCCTTCAAACCCGCCGAACCCGTAGCTGCCCGTCAGGCCCTGGCCGGTGATCTTGGGCGCGCTGCGCCCGAACAGCTTGGCGTGGATGCTCGAGCCGGAAAGGATCGAGGCGGTCTTGTCGTTAAAGCCAAGCCCACGGAAGCCCTTATCGGCCAGGCCGACGGCGCCGGCGGTTGCAATCTTGCCGGCCCAGCTCTCTCCATTGGCGATGTCCCAGCCCTGATCGAACAGCTCGGCGTTCTTCATCATGCCGGCGACGATCCAGCCGATGATCGGGACCGCCGCAGCCATCGACGAACTGGCCGCGCCGGCGCCGGCAGCGGCGGACGATCCACCAGCCGCCGCAGCACCGCCACCGGTCAGCGCCGCCACGTTGTTGCCGAAGCCCATCAGCGTGCCTGCGCTGGCGCCGCTGCTTGCCGCGCCCGCCCCCGCGCTGAAGAGCCCCTGCCCCTTCGACAGCAGGCCGGCGATGTTTCCAAGGTTCTGCCCGCCGCCAGCGGTCCCGTTGCCGCCGAACAGTCCCATCAGGCTGTCCATGCTGAAGCCGCCACCCTGGCTACCCCAGTTGCTGATCCCCTCCATGACCTTCGTTTGGATCGGAATCACCAGCTTCTGCTGCAGCAGCTCTCGGGCGATGTCGCGCAGGCCTTGCTTGGCCACATCCTTCATGTCGTCCCACAGGTTGTCGAAGTCGCGCAACCCGCTTGCCGCGAAGTCAGCAAAGGCATCGGCAGCCCCATCGACGCCGTGCATCACCACGTCGGCCCACGCCTCCAAGTTGGCCGCTGCCTCCTCTACCTGGATGGACATGGCCGCAGCCGCGTCGGCGGCGCCCAGCATGGACCGTTCGTACGCCTCATAGCTCGCCGCGCCCTTCGCCAAGGCGAGTGCCTCCTTGCTGCCCGCTGCTTCGACCGCTTTCTGCAGCTCCTGACGCATGTCGCGCTCGTTCATCAGCTGGCGCCGATAGAGCTCGCGGGCGCGGCCGATCTTGCCCAGCATGGCCAACTCGCCGTCCATTGTGCCGATCAGCGCTTCCGGACTGGACAGCGCCTTGTTCACCTCGGCACTTGAACGTTCCAGCGCCTTCTGCGACTCCAGCACCAAGGTGTTGTACGCCGCTCGCTCAATGCGCCCTTCCTTCAGCGCCTCCTTGAGCTTGTCCTCCAGTTGCTTCTGGCGCTCGGTGGCCTCGGCGAGCGGACCATTCATGGTCGCGGCGGCCATTGCCGCCTCCTCGTTGTAGCGCTTGGTTGCCTCCGCGTCCGCCTTCCGGTCCTTGGCGCCCGCACGCTCAGCAGCCGCGGCACCCTTGCGCGATTCAGTGAAGTTCTTCTGCGCAGCAGCCAGCTCGGTCTGCAGCCGGATGTACTGCGCGCCCTGTTCGATGTACTGCTTAACTTTCGGGTCATCACGCTTGGAGAAGTCGACGCCGCCGGCCTGCGCCTCCTTGAACCAGTCGGTCACATCCAGCTTCGCAACCTCGCCAGCGCTCTTTCCAACGCGCGCAAGCTGTCCCGGCAGCGACTGCATGGCCGATGCAATGCGCTTTCCTGCCGCACCTGCCGAATCCCCCAGGACGTTGAACGAGCCCGACAAGGCGTCGGTCGCACTCTTTGCTTGGGTGCTGCTCCCGGTGAAAGCGTCGAGGATCGCCCGCTTGCGATCGACCTCCCGGCCAGCAGTGGCTGCGGCGGCGGTTTCTTCCGTCAGGCTCTTTGCCACCGCCGCTGCCGCAGGCGAGCCCTCGATCATCGCTCTCCACGCGGCATCCAGCCCGCTAGCGAAGTCGTCGGCGGATATCCTGCCATTCTTGAACGCAGCGTCCAGCCGCTCCGTTTCCTTGATGAAATCCGAAGCTTGCGCGACGGTGGCGAAGTTGGTGGCCGCGGCTACCATCTCAGTCATCGAACCGGTGATGGTCCGGTAGTTGGCGTCAATCTCCTTCTGCAGGCGCAGAATCTCGCCGGCCTGCTGCTGTCGGTTCAGCTCCCGAAACTTTTCGATGGCCGTGTCGGCGGCGCCACCGAAGTCGATCAAAGCCGCAGCGGCCGTGTTGGTGTTGTCGCGGAAGAGCAGCCAGCCGGCGGCGGCGGTTGCCAGCATCGTGACAATGCCCGCCGGTCCACCCAGCATTGCCAAGGTGGACGCTCCCGCCCTCGCGGCCCAGCTCGCACTGGCCGCCGCCGACTGAGCTTGCGCCTGAGCAAGCAATAAGGTCGCTTGCCGGTGCTCGAGCGTCGCGGCAGCAGCCTTCGAACTGATCGATACGCTACCTCCGATCACTGCTGCTCGCCGCACTTCAGACTGAGAATCCAGCATCGCTGCACGGGTGCGCAGTTCCAGCGCCTGTGCGGCTGCGAGATTCTGAGCAGCAGCTGCCCTGTCTGCGGTAATCGCCGCGTTGGAGGCTGCGACTCGTGCGAGGAGGGCCTTCACCAAGGGGCCGGAGGCCAACGCGGCGGACGCGACCGCTACCGTTTGGAGGTTGTTTCCGAGGATGCCGATACCTGCCGCGAGTGCCTGGGACGCGCCCGTGGCGTCATCCGCGCGCCCGATCATTTCCGAGAGGCTGGTGTTCAGCAGCGTCAGCGACTGGCCCACGGTCGCGTCCATCTTCCCGAACGCATCATCCACAGCGCCTGCCTGACGCTGGAGAGCGCCAATGACCTGATCCGCCGTCAGTTTCCCGGCCTGGCCAAGCTCGCGCAGCTTGCCCATCGGAACGTTAAGCCCCTTGGCGATCTCTTGTGCCAGCGCGGGCGCGCTTTCCAGTACGGAATTCAGTTCTTCGCCGCGCAAGGCGCCTGAGGCGAACGCCTGCCCCAACTGAACGAGTGCGCCCTCAGCGGCAGCGGCGCTACTTCCGCTGATCACCAGCGTCTTACTGATGGTTTCAACCACCCGCGCCAGTCCAGCGCCAGACAAACCTAGGGCGTCCTGGTTCATGGCGATTCGCTGATACAGCTCAGCGGTCGCTCCGAGAGGCTGTCGGGTCGCCTTCGCGATCTGGACTACGTCTTGCTGGGCTGCGACAAATGCCGCCTGGTCCCTCGTCACGAGGCGAAGTCGGTTGTTCAGGTTGGTCCATTCATCGGCCTTCCCGATAACAGCCTTCACTGCCGCCAAGGCCGAGGTCATTCCGACTGCCTCAAGAGCAACACGGCGGAAGCCTGCAGATACCTCATCCGCACCGCTGCGCGCAGCATTTGTCATGGACGCCTGGATGGTATCCATGTCCCGCTTGACCACGCGCGCAGCCTTTCCGCTATCTCTCTCGAAGGAGCCGGACTTCAGCAGCAGATCTACGGTAAGGGTGTAAAGGCTCATGCCGTCGTCCACAAAAAAGCCCGCAGACCGCGGGCCGAGATGAAAAAAACCGCCCGTGTGGGCGGCTCGTATTAGGGAACGATCACTCGTTGGCTGATCTTCGAATCACTTGGTCGTTGATCACCAGCTCCTTCAGGAAGTGGCCATCCAATGACATGGAGCATCGCGCAGTCGCGTCAATGTTTGCTCCGAAGCCGTTCAGGAGAGTTAGCCCATCGCCGTGCCTCCACTCGGCAACGATCTGACCGTTCCGTTGACTCACCGAGGTTGGGTCAGGGATCTTCGCCGAGGACGGATTCTTGACGGACTCTTTGATCCATTGTTGACAGTTCTTGCTCGCCTCGCGGAAAGCATGCTGCTCGGGGGAAACTCGGCCGCAGGACACGAGGAGCATCCCAGAGGCAAGCAAGATGGCGGCCGGTGCCAGGGCCATTGGGTTTCTCATTGCGATCCTCGCATTAGTGTTCCCCGCGAATTCTCGCACCCTCCCTTGGTCCCAACAAACGGCTATGCCGGGACCTCTTCAAACTCCATGTAACCCGAAAAGTATTGCCGGCTGATGTTTTCGGCAGTCGGCAACTGCGTCAGGTAGCCGTAGAGTGCTGATCGGGCAGCCAGATGCGGATCGAGCGCTTTGGTGGTCATGTCCCGGTACTGCGGAATGACGCAGGAGCGGCGGCGGCCCGACAACGCAGCTCCGACCGTCTCCCAGTCTGTGCCGCCCAAGCCGCTGCCGCGTACCACGTCCGTGGCCCGACCGGACAAATTGCAGGTCAGCCTGCGGTATAGCGCCCCGGGCACGGTGTTGATCTGACCTCCCTTCGTCCGAGTGTGGACGCTGGTGTCGACTGTGGCGACCGCCCAGCCGTCGGTGATCCCCACGTCTACGGCGCGGAAAATGGCCACCTCTCCCACCTCCACGTTCGCGACCACCGTGTCGATCTGCACCGCGATGCTTGACACCGGGCCGCCATGGGGCGGAAACAGCCAGGCACAGACGCTGCCATCAGGGAGCCGCATGGTCGTCGCGGTGGCGCCGGCGGCGCTTACCTGAACCCCGGGCGGGACGTTGAGCCCCAGGACAGCCACGATGCCCGGCGCGATGGCCTCGGCCAGGACGATATTGATGGACAGAGCACCGATACGACTGATGCGGCTGCGCCGCCCCGGCTTGCCGTCAAACAAGGCGGCGCCGGCGTCGGCCGTCAGCCAGGTGCCGCCAACGAGTGAAACCGACTGAACAGCCGGCATTCCATACCCGATCAGCACTGGATCACCCCCACACCGTCAGCACCACGTCCCCCGTGGCAGGGTTGCGCTCTACGCGCCGGACCAGCACCAGCTTCCCAGCGGCAAGCCCGTACCGGCTGTAGGTAATTCGACCGATCTGCCCTGGCTGCGGCGCCAGCTCCTGGTCACCGCGCACGCTGACCCGGTAGAAGAACCGCTGCTCGCGGTAGATGGCAACCACCCGGTCGATCTCGGCCTGGGCGTCCGTCGCACGCCAGAACAGGGCGATGATCGGATCCGCTGCGTCCGCCCTACGGTAGTGCGGATGCAGCGCACCGGCGCCGTACACCTGGGCCCGGAACAGGCCCGCGAGCTCGTCACGGCGCCACTGAGGAACGTCCACAACGTCGGTAACCAGATCGGACGCGGCCAGCGCTTGAGCGTTCGGGCGGTAGGCCATGCGGCGCGTCAGGTTCGGGGCATCGTCCGGCAAGCAGAGCAGATCTTCCGCCAGTTCGGCCTCACCAAGATCGAACGCAGGGACGCCGCCGTAGGTCTCTGGCGCGACCACTCGGGTAAACCGCAGCGCGCCGTTCGGGTCCTGGTAGCATGCGGCGCTGTAGCTCGGCAGGATGGCGTTCATCGCGTCCCGACCGGTGATGGCATTGCCGGCGTAGTACCCAATACCGGCGTACCCGGTCGCCGCGTCGATCGCGGCACAGTCCGTGGCCACCCAAGCTGACTTTTCCAGTCGGCCCATGATGTCCGCCATCGCCTGCTGCAGCGTCGCCGGCTGTTGACCCGGGCCCACGCTGGACAGGTCGGCCACCACCGGCGTCACCGGTGGCGACTTCATGATCAGCTGCTGCCCGTCCGGCGACACGCTGTACGTGCCGGGCTCCATTGTGTCGCCGCGATCCATGACCACGTCGGCGAAGACCGGGCCGTCGGCCACGAACATGGCAGTGGCGTCGGAATTGGCACCCATCGCCGGTACGCTGGCCACCGCGCCGATCACGACTGGCTGGGGCTTCCATGCCAAGCCGGTGATGTTAGGCAGGAACACCCCGCGGTTGATCGTGCCGTCGAGGTCGTCGTGGGCGTCCTTGAAGTGCAGTGTCTTGCTGCCGTCGTCGTTGATCTCGATGCGGTCCACGGAGAAGCGGAAGACCGGCACTGTATCGTTGAGCATGCCGGCCTCGGACCCCATGCGGATCTGCACGGGCAGGCCGGACACGCCGCGCTGCGCCAGCTCGTCCAACCGGCCCTCTGCATCCAACACCGTGCACTCGGCGGCGCTGGTCTGGCTCACCGGTTCGCCGCCCCAAGGCCAGAAGTTGATCTCACTGACCAGGCTGATGCCCTCGGCCAGCACGCCCTCGAAGCGGGCATTGCTGGGGGTATCCCCGGGGGCGGTCAGCCAGTCCACGTCGGAAATCCGGATAACTTCTGCCGCCGGCTCCGCCAAGCCCCAGCCTGCCGCAGCGGCCGGGCTGCGGGCGCCCCACTGCCCGGCGTTGACGGCCATGTTCAGGCCACCGGCCTCAGTCGCGGCAAGCGCCGCAGCGAAGTACAGCGGCCCGGCCATGGCGAAGTCGCGCTGGTGGACCAGCTCGCCGTTCCGATACAGCTTGAGGCGGTTGGGATTGCCGATCTCCACCAGCAGCCCGGCCGTGTCGCCGCGTCCGACAAATGGAAGCCCGACCACTGCAGCGCTTCCGTTGATCACCAGGCGGCCAGCCGCCAGATTCCAGCCCAAGCCGCCAGCCGTGGCGCCCGGATAGGCGTCCAAGGGCGCCGAGCCGGTCACGATGCCAACCACGGCGGCCATCTCGTCCTCGCCCCACAAGGCGAACTCTACCCCGACGTTGCCCTCGGTCTGGGCAATGTCCGACCGAGCCATGCGGTTGAGGTCGGCTGCTGCGGTGGTGGTCAATGTCAGGCCACCGTCACGGGCGGCCAGCAGGGGGCCAATGGGGAGCGCGGCGAAGCGCCCAAAGGTGTCAGCCATGGGTCATCCAAGAGAATCGAACCAGTCCTCCGCCTCGTCCTCATCGGATCGTGGCACGAGGGCGTCGAGGTAGTGCTGCATGCCACGCTTGGTGCCGCCCTGGCTGTGTGCAGCGGCGCTGTAGGCGATGAAGGCAGCGGGCTTCAGGTGGAGGCTTACCGGGTCAATGGGGTTCCGCTTGTGGAACTCCCACCATTCCAAAAACTCCCGACGCGACATAGTCGCCCGCAGTTCTGACACCGGCCGGTGGAGGTGGCCGGCGAGGACTTTCCAGAACCAGTCCTCGCCACGCTGCCTTAGACGTTTCCCGCGTCGGCCTGTTCCTGGGCAGCCTCGTCGCCGAAGCCAGAATGCTTCATGGCCACGCGCTGCAGTTCAGCGGCCACCAGCGGTTTCAGCTGGGCCGCCTGCGTCACGTTCATCACGGGCTTGCCGTCTTCGTCACAGATGGTTGCCGCGATCAGCTTGGCACGGTCGCCTTCACCCCACAGCTTGCGGAACTCGGCATCGGGCAGCTCGCGGACATGGAACTGCGCCTTGGCGCCGTTGGGAAGGGTGACCGTGTCGGCATGCACATCCTTCGACGCGAACATACCGAGGTTGGTGAACGACTGCAGGATGCTCACAGGCTGCTGCGGCGGGTTTTCCGGGGTGTCGTTGGTCTTGCTCATTGGCCGTTTCCTTGAATGGCGACAGGGCGCGCGGGCCGCGCACGGCTAACACGCGGTGGATCCGCGCGCCCTGCCAAAGAGAAGGCCCACCGAAGTGGGCCGAAAGAGAGAGCGCCGTTGTTGCGGTCAGGGCGTCGGGCGGTGCGTGGTGACGGCGCCGGAGCCACGGATGGTCATCGTGGCCTTCCACACATCGTTGTCGGCCACCGTCACCGCGAAGTTCTGCACGAAGCCATTGAATTGCTTCGACACAACCGTGGTCGGCGGGGTGATCACACCATCGACCGCCACCGGCTTGGCCGCGCCCGCCGTTTCGCTGGCCGGCGCGGTGACCAGGAAGTTGACCACCGCGCCGGTGCGGTGCAGCTCTTCCAGGGCTTCGGAGTCCACCGAGTCGTAGATGATCTCGATGCTGGTGCTGCCGGTCGCTTTGCGGCCAGCGACGAACTGGTCCCAGTCGTCATCGAAGTCGGAAATGTCGATTTCCGACGCCTGACCATCGGGGAACCCGACCGAGCGAATGCGGGTGACCTTGATGACCTCGCTATCGCCGATGGCGATGAACAGCTGGGTGTGCTTCGACTTGATTACCTGTCCCATAGGGGGTTCCTTGCGTTGCGCCCGTTGCCGGGCATGAAAAAAGCCCCTCGCGGGGCCGGTGGATTGCCGTTGTGTGGGTCAGCGCAGCTGCAGCAGTCGAACGTCGAATGAAATGCCCATGGCGTCCGTGCCCTCACTGTCGGGCGTGGGGTTGTACGACTCGATGCTGCCCACGCGCTCGATTTCATCGCGGATTGCAACGGCCACGCTGTTGGCCTGGCTGAGGCTGTCGCCCCATACGGTCAAGCGCACCCGCCAGCCGTCGGCCGGAGGTGCCTCAGACAGCATCGCGGTTGGAGAGCCGCCGACCACCTCCCACGTCGCATATGGGAGCGGCGTGTCCTGGGGAGCGCTGCCCGGCCACAGCCGGACAGGGTCGCCAAGCACTTGCCGGACCGTCGCGGCGTCCTGCAGCAGCGATTGGATCAGGGGAACCATCATCTCCAGCCCTCCTTCCTCAGCTGCTTGTCGAGCGCGGCCCGGGTCTCATCGACGATCACCTGCGCCGCCTCCGGGCCTTTCGCTTCGCCTGCCGGCGTCAGGAACGGCGATGCCCGCTGCTTTTTCGTACCGAACTCAAGGAACCGCCAGTAGTACGCCCACCCGCGGTCGACGTAGGATTTTCCCGCTCGGCCTCTTTGCTTGTTGCGCTTGGTGTTGGCGTACTTGCGCCGGCGGCCGGACTTGATGCCCACGGTGAAATACTCGCCGTCCTTGCCCACGCCTGCGCGCGCCCTGCTTTGCGCGTTGGCTCGACGCGTGATGATCTGGCTGGCCATGAACCCCGACGCCTTGGGCGCACGGCGCCTCGCGTCGTCTCGGATCACATTGGCGCCCTTGCGCATACCGGCCTGTACCGCCCTCCCCTGCACGACCTTGGGCGCCTCCCGCAGCGACCGCAGCAAGCCGGCCAAGCCTTGAATCACTATCTGCTCAGCCATCGCTTAACCCCGCTACGGTGATGATCGCCATCTCGCTACCGTCGTTGCTGGGCGCGATGCTCTTGATCGCATACGGCTTGCCCCGCTCGACAATGCGCCAGGTGGGCTCGACATGGCGCGGGATCAGGTCCCAGCGGACTTGCTCCCGATAGCGCTCGGCGCCAGCCGCGATCGCCTCCGCCGTGGCACTAAGCTGGTTCGTCTTCTTTGCCCACGCTTCTGCGACGAACTCCCACCCCTTCTTGGTCGGTCCGCCCAAGGGATCCCGTACGTCGACTGGCCGCTCGAAGCGGATCCGGTGGCGGCGCTGCCCTGCTGGTGTGGCCATCAGAATCGTTTCCTGTACCAAAGAAGCCGGGACACGCCCAAGGCAATCTCCGAGCTCACCTCGCCCAAGGCACTGCGATTTTCGGCCCAGCTGCCCACCAACAGCAGCACTGCCTGGCGAACGTCAGCCGTCAGAGCCATCTCATCCTCACTGGACGGCTCGCCCTCAACCAAGGTCCGATCGCAGTGCATCTGCACGTGGGCGAGCGCGGCATCGACATAGGACTGCAACAGAAGGTCGCTGACCTCATCGACGATGCGGCACTGCTCCCGCACAAGAGCAAGATCGAGGGCGACGTCCATTAATCCACCTTCGCGCCCTGAGCGCTCTTCAGGGCCTCGGCCAGCTTGGCGACACCCCAGCGACGGTCGAAGACGACACCTGCGGCTTCCAGCTCGGCAACCAGCGCGGCCTTCTCAGCGTCGGAACCCAGATCGGCCGCTGCGACGGGCGCCGCTGCCGCTGCCGCCGGCGCGGTCGGTGCTGTGTCGACAGACGCTGCCTCGCCAGAGGCAGTCGCAGCATCGGTTCCACCGTCCTCGGCACTGCCAGTCGACGGCCCAACCACCTTGATATCGGTCGGCGCTGGCTGGAGGGTCACGACGTGGCCGGGCTGGCTCGGGGAAGGTGCAGCAGCGGGTTTCGTGGAGGTGGGCGCCGAACCATCGGACGGCTGCACCAGGCCCTTCCCGATCAGGGTGTATGCGTATTCGTCTTCGACGTTCTCGAATACCTGGCCGGCGCGCGTCGGCGAACGCGAGTCGCCGTTCGTGTCGGGGCCGAGCTTCTCCACGTCGCCGCAGAAGCCCCAAAGGACTTTGATCTTCATCTGTATGGATCTCCGGAAGGTGGTGCAGCCGCATCAGCGGCCGACACCACGGAAAGGCAGTTGGATCAGGCGGCGGGCTTGAAACGGCCCTTGACGAACGCCTCGCGACGACGCTTGGCCAGGCCAAGGCGCTCTTCGACCAGCAACACGCGCTGGTTCTTCACGAAGTCGTCGTTGATCATGCCGACCTTGAACAGGAAGTTCATGCGGTCATAGATCGTCGCGCCGCGCTGGAAGTTGGCCACCAGGAACTCGCCACCTGTGGTGGTGCCGTCGCCCTCGTCCATGCTGTCCGAAGCAACCACCGGGCGGCCCCACAGGATCGGGGTGACGAAGCCCTGCAGGTTGGCGAACAGGTAACGATTCTGGCTGTCCTTCTCCAGCTCGATGTTCATCCAGTCGAGCTCGGTCATCACCGTGGCATCGGCCGACAGCTTGGACTGCTTGCGGACCTGGTAGATGGCCCGGCGCACCGTGTCGATGGAAGTATCACTGGCCTTGGACAGGTCATCATCGAACGCGATGGCGTCGGTCATCAGGCCCGGGAGGTTGTTGCCCAGGCCGTCACCTTTCAGGATCTGCGCTTCCTCTTCCAGCTTGAGGTCGTAGCGCAGCAGCTGCTGCAGGTAGCCGTACATCTGCGGCACGTCGTCCAGGGTTTCGTCGGTCACCGGGATCCAGACGGCCAGCTTTTTGACCAGGTCGGTCTTCTGCTCGAAGGTGACGTTGCTCTGCGGCTTGGTGCCGCCCTCGGCCACCGGACCGGCGCCTCGGGTGTGCAGCAGCTCGCGGAAGTACGTGTAGCTCTGGCCGGTGACGGAGATCGAAGGGATCAGGTCGCGGATCCGCAGTTCCTGGCGCATGCCCGGCTGGATGGTCGGGTCGAAGTTGGGCACCACGATCCCGGCGCTGGTGACCGCCTTCACTTCCATGGCGGCCAGCTCCTCCTTCTTGAGCTCGATCTCGGCCGAACCCTTTTCACGGCCTTGCAGCGCCTTGTATTCGCCGTTTTCCTTGATGAAGTCGATGAAGCCCTTCTTCTGGCCCGGCTGGTTGCCCAGTGCAACGCCCTTTTCTTCCATCTTCAGGACCTTGTCGACGACCTTCTGGATCTCGTCGGTGGCGCTCTGAATCTGGCTCTTGAGCTCGTTGGTGACCTGGTTGCCCTTCTCGATCTCGGTGGAGGCGCTGTCGTATTTCTTCTGCAGGCCGGCAAAGCCTTCCTTCAGCTGCTTTTCGAGGCCTTCGCGGATCTCGTTGATGTTGTCAGGCATTAGTGAATTCCTTCAAAGATGGATTGGATGGAGTTGCCAAGCTGCTTCAGCTGTTCCACGGTCTCCGTGGCCGCAAGTCCACCGTCTCGGTGGATCGCGGGAAAGCCGAGTGAGGCGACCGCAGCCGCCTCCTTCTGTGAGAGCCCCATGCGCTCGCGCAAGGCGCTCTCGAAACTGCGGATGTCCGATTTCACACTGAGGACCTGTGCTTCCGGATTCATGCCGAAGGGAACCACAGAGGCCTCCCACAATTCGGCGCGTTTGATGACGCGGACGCGTCGCCCTTCGCGGGTCTCCACCGCGTCCTCGAGGGTGTTGAAGCCGACCGACATTTCATCGAGCGTGCCCTCCTTCATCAGCTCGTAGGCATCCCTCGCATAGCTGACGTTGAGGTTGACCTTGCCCTTGAGCAGTAGCCCGTTGCCGTCCTGCTTGAACTCGGCATCGCCGATGAGCTGCGTCAGGTTGTGGTAAAGCGCCAGTCGCAGCCGGCCGGTGCGCGTGGTCTTCACCTTGACGAATGCGCCCGGCAAAATCAGGTCGTCGCCCAGGTCAACGTTGTTGAATACCGAGGCATAGCCTTCGAAGTTGCCCGATTCGTCAGCGGACTTGACCTTGAAGGGGCAGGCGTAGGTGCTAAGCATTTGCCGGATCTCCCGTGCTGTTGTCGTCCCCGACCGAGTCGGGCTTGTTGCTGCTCCAGCGGGTGACTTGGTTGTAATGCTCACCGGCCAACACGGGCAGGTTCTCTTTCACCCGAACCTCGTTGATGCTCATCCAGCCGGAGCCGCCGGACCCACCCAAGGCGGTCTTGAAGTAGTTGCCCCGCGCAACGCTATCGGCCCGCAGCAGCCCCTCAACCACCGCCTCGACGAACATGTTGCTGTCGCCGAACAGCTTGTCGTTGAGTTCGCTCTCGATGGCGTCCAGGTAAGGCTTCAACCCGAAGGTGACGAAGCCGCTGGTTTGCTGCTCAAGGTTGGACCCAAGCACGGACGTTGATCGCGCCCGATTGGTGAGGTAAAGCGGGACGCCCCAGATGCCTGCCAGCGCTTCTTCCTGAAACTGCTGCGACTCGATGAACTGGCTGTCCTTCTGAGTCATTCCGGCCGGAGTGATCGTCGGACCGCCCTGCAGGATCGCCATCTTGCCGAGGTCGTCCACGTCACCCTGTCGGATGTCCGGCAGCTTGGCCTTGATCTGCGCCTGCTGCTCCTTGGTCAGGAAGCCGGGATAGATGATGTACCCGCCCGTGAAGCCACCTTTGCGCATGAAACGTGCGGACCAGTCCTGCGCCGCCCGCGCGAGGCCGATGGTTTCGGCCTGGCATTCGATCGGTGAGAGCCCAATGATCCCGTCCGGGCTAAACAGTTTGAAGTGCAGCATGTTGGCCGGCGATACCGGCGTCTCTTTGCCACCGATGTTCGCCCAGTAGAGCAAGCCGTCATCGGTGTCGATCCGGACGTTGTCGGCCGCGACGGGAATCAACCCAATCCATTCGTCGTCGTCGTTGCGCTGGATGATGGCGAAGGCGTTCCCACGCAGCGCCATGTTCACCACAATGGCTTTGATCAGGTCCAGCCATTTGACGTAGGGGTTCGGCTTGGCCAGCAGCCGCAGGAGCCGACGGCGTTGCGGGCTGCTCCCCTTTACCAGCGAGCGGACACCGTTGACATCCTCGTAGAGCTTCCAGGGCAGCCCCGAGGCCGATTCGCTCAGCACCTTCAGGCACGCCCATACGATGCTCACCGTGAGCGCCGTCTTGGAGGTCACGCGTACGCCTGCCTTCGTGCCCTTGCCGCCCACGGATAGGTCGACCTCGACATAGTTGCCAGTCACAGGGTCGTCGTAGCCGAAGAACCGCCAGCTCAACGGGTTATACCAGCGGAAGTTTGTCATCCGATCAGTCCAAAGAAGCCGTTTTCGAGGTAGTCATCAATGCCGCCGGCCTCTGCCGGCATGGCATGCGCAGCGCCGAAGGCCATGCACAGGGCCACCGCCGCATCGATCTTGTTCACAGAACGCGCCTTGGACAGCCAGCGGTTTTCCCACTTGTCCGCCTCGATGACGGCCGACATGATTGCGGACACCAGCACCGGATTCCCCTTCAGCCGAAGCCGCCCCTCCAGCAGCGCCTCTTCGAAGAGCCGCAGCGATCCCGGCATCCACATACCTTCAGGCGGTGGCAGTCCTTGGTCCTCCGCTGCCTTCACCGCTACTTCCAACGGCCGGCCCTTCTTCGTGCCTCCTTGAGGGTGCTCAGCGAATGGCAGCGACAACCCAAGCTCGATCACTTCGTCTTCGAACTTGCGGAACGCATATCGGTCATAGGCGATCAGCTCGACCAGGTAGTCCCGGTCGTACTCGGCCAAGGTCTGAGCGACATGCCGGAAGCTGATCGTCTGACCCTGCGGTGCGTGCAGATGCCCGCCATTGATCCATGTGCGGTACGGCAGCTTGTCGCGCAGCTCGCGCGCCGTGACGGTGTCGCCAGGGGTCCACGCTTCCACCCACCCGTCGTAGGTGGGCTTTCTGATCATCTGAGTCTGTCCGTCCACCACCACCGGCACCTCGACACTGCCGGTTTCCACCACCGCCCCAAGGGCCGTGATATCGCGGCTTTGCGAGAGGTCGAGACCCAGATAGACCTTTGACCCGTGATGCTGCGCAGGGTCGAAGTCGGCGAGCGCCGGCTCAAGAGTTGATCGCGTCATCCACGCCGTCTCCGCGTCGGTCCAGATGCAGAAATGAAGGCGAAGGATCCCGTTCAATGAGCCCGGAATCGCCTTCGCCTGTTTGACCAGGTCCGAGAGGTACTGTTCTGTGATGGTGACGCCGAGCAACGGGTTGGCCTTTGCCCAGCACGTCGGGTCTTCCAGCGGATCGTCGCCGTCGTCTAGCGCGCACACGTAGCTGAAAGTCCGGTCGTCAATCGGGTCGCCCACGAAAGTCGGGTCATTCACCGCAGCCGTGTGACCGGCCGCGACCTTGACCGCGTGTTCGTGTTCTTCCCAGCACACAGATGTGCGGTCGCTACCAGAGTTGGTGATCATGAACAGCAGCGGTTCGCGGCGGAATTTGAAGCCGCGCTCGAGCATTTCGATGATCTTGCGGTCGGGCAGCTCGTGGACCTCATCCACCAGTACGAAGAACGGCCGAGGCCCCGAGCCGGTCTTGCCGGTGTCGCGAGATACAGGCCGGAAAAAGCTCTGGCTGGCTTGATGGGCCATGTTGTACTCACGCCCCTCGCCGCCAGCGAACTCCACGCGCTTGGCCAGTGCCGGTGACTGCTTGACCATCTTCACGGCGTCGGCGAAGAGGATCCCTGCCTGGTCCTTTTTGGCAGCGGCAGAGTAGATCTGCGCGCCAGCTTCGCCGGCCGCCGTCATCCCCAACAGCCCGAGGCCGCCAGCGAGCGGGCTTTTCCCGTTGCCCTTCCCTTGCTCGATGTACGCCCGGCGGAAGCGACGGAACCCGTCAGGCCCCTTCCAGCCGAACAGCGATCCCACAATAAAAGCCTGAGACGGATGCAGCTCGAACTTGCGGCCTTCAAACTGGCCCTCGGAAAGCCGCAGGATCCGTTCGAAGAAGCCGAAGGCGAACTCAGCCGCCTCCAGATCAAAGCGCAGCCCTCTCTCCGGGCCCTGCATCAGGTCTTGGAGGTGGCGCCTGCAGGCGTTGCGGACGTGCGGCCCGGCCACAATGCGACCGGCGAGCACGTCTAAGGCGTAGGCCTTAGTGCGATCTACCGGCGCCGGCGCCCCCGAAGAACTCATCGTCGGGGTCGTCTTCGTCTGTGCCATGCGAAACCTTTGACTCATCAACCGGTGTGGCGCCCAGCTTCGAGAGGATCGAGCTAAGCGCTTGAGTTGCAGACACACCGAAGTCGGCCTGGGGGTCGTCCATCTTTGCCGTCCAGAAGCACGCCAGCCTGAGCAGAACGCGGTGCGATGCGTTGAGCCATGGCATCTCCTGCTCGAACTCCGCCCATGCGCGCTTCTGCGCCGCTGTCATTGTTTTGTAGGGCTCGCCAAGCGCCCGCGTGCCTTTCGGCTTCTTCCTGCCAGCGTGGCGCCCTGGGTTCTTGACGGCCGCACCGCCGGTCGCGGCTTTTGCGACAGGCAATCGGGGCCTAGCCATGAAAAACCTCTGTAAATCCGCGCGTTTTTGACAGGTCGGACGCCACTCGCTGGGTCGTCCCGTGAATTGTGGATACGAAAGGAAAGGGGGGAGGACGGTCTAGGAGCCGGCCGACCCCATAAATTCGCCCCCCCTACCCCGGCGACGTGGAACTGACTGCCGTGGAACCTTCACGTCGAGATCGGCCACCCGTCGGTGTCGCAACCGCGGATCTGCACCGCACCGCGCTCCACACGCGCCTGGTCACTGCTATGGCAGTTGGCGCACTGGCTGTCGAAAGGACCAGTCCAGAACATCTCTTCCGTCTCTCCGGCTGGGTGTCCGTTCGTGTGGTTGCACACCGTCGCCACCGTCGTGTGGCCTCTTGCCTTGCACTTGCTGCACAACGGCTCACGGTCCAGCTGAACCTTGCGCGTGCGTTGCCATCGCGCGGTGCCGTACAGGTGGGCGAAGGCACTGCCACCGGTCTGTCGTGTCCTGCCGCGGAGTTGGGTGGGCGTTGCTGCCATCAATACGGGTTCCCATCCAGGTCGACACGCTCGGGCTCGGCGCTTTCGTCTTGCACTGGTGAACCCGCCTCTTCGCCCAACAGGAGGGCGACCGCCTGCACCAACATGCCGACGTGCGTCACCAGTTCGGCGAGTTGCTTGCCCTGCTGCTCAATGATCCCGACCAGTCGGTCAATGCGAGCGTCTGTGCTGCCGTCGATGCGCGCGGCCAAGGCGGTGACTGCTGCACCGCGCGCAGCCTGCTCAGCGGCCAGTGCTGCCGCCACCTCTTCAATCCGTGGAACGTTCATCAGCAACCCTCGTCGTTCGCAGTACCAGGCCGCGGCGTATCCATCCCTCGACCAGATCCCAGTCCGGTTCCATTCCCGTCGTCCTGGCAAACCACACCACCACGGCCAAGTAGCACCGCAGCCACCAGCGCATGCGGACGGTAGCCGTCACTGCTCCAGCCATCAGAACTCCTCCACTGCCCAACCGCCGCCATCCCGCTCGGGCTTCACCTTCACCGCGATGAAGCGGAATGGGTACATGGCCGCCGCGATCTTGATCTTTGCCCTTGCATCGTCCTGCCAGTGGCCCTTCACTTCATGGCACTCCATGACTCCATCAGCGGCCATGACGGCGAAGTCCGGGGTGTAGAAGGTGTTGTCGGCCAGGCGCAGTTTCAGCCCTTCAAACCGATGCCACTGGATCTCCCCGGCAGCCTGCAGCGTGTCCAACCGGGCGGCATAGGCAGCCTCGGTCTTGTTCATCTCACCCGTCTTGAGCCGTCCCAAGGCCAGCATCCGTTTCCCAGCGCCGCCATTGCCCTTCAACGGCTCACCTCGGCACGATCTGCGGCGATGACCGCTTGGCAGGCGCGGAGTTGGTCGTCTGCGTCGCGACCGGCTCGAACAACAGCGCCCGCAAACTCTTCTCGGCGCTGGGCTGCCGCATCACGTTCGCTGGTGCTGGTGACGGTGTCGGACAGGCGCTGGGTCTCACAGCTCGCCCACCCGTCACGCAGCCGGAGACGGTCAGCACGCAGGTCAGCCACAACAGCATCAGGGACGGTCGCGGCCGCTTCCCGGTCTTCTTCATGCGTCGCTCCTATGTCGGCCATGCTGTTGGCCTGGGAATGCTCGACGGCGCGGGTGGCATTGACTTGGTCCACCACCGCCATCGCCTGCGTTGCCTCGCCGGTGGCCACCTTCAGATCAGCAGAGCGGTCGCGCCATTCCCACCCAGCCCAGAAGGCGAGGAGGACCAGGGCGAGGGCGATGTAGATCCTGTTCATCCGGCTACCTCCGGCGGTATCACGGCGCCAAGCCCACGGAGCGAGGCCTCCAGCGACAGGACTCGCAAGCGCAGCCGGTGCGCTTCTTCCTGCGCAGCCATCCGCAGCTTCATCTCGTCAGCGAGCTGTTGGCCCAGCTTGAGCTGGCTCGCCTCCAAGCCCTCCACACGTGCAGTCAGGCCAGCGATCAGCGCGACACTACCGTCGGATTCTGCCTTGTCCTGCTTACGGCTTAGGACCGCTCCGATGAACTCGCGTGCGATCCACAATGCAGCTGCGCCCCCGGCCAGCCACCACGGTGCAGTAGTTTCTTCCATCACCCCACCCCGCCAATCCGGCCGCCGGCCTTCCGGTATACGGCCAGCAAGTCGGGAAGTTTCTGTTCGTGCTGGCCGTAGCCCGCGCCTGGCAGGCTCGCCCAGATGTTGCTGACCGCGTGGATTGCCTCAGTGATCTTGCCCGCCTGGATCAGCGGCAGCGCGCGGCGCTCCCAGATCTGCTGCAGCGCAATCAGGTCCTGGCTTAAGGGCATGAAGTCCTTCAGGCCCAGGGTCTTCTTGTAGGCCTCGTAGTAGCGGCGCAGCAGCTGGTATCGGCCGGCCGCGGTGGATTGGATCTTGAGCTTCGGCAGGTCCACCACCACGCGTGGGTGGTCGGCATAGCCCTTGAACAGTTGCCCGCCGACGATCACGTCATAGCCCCGGTCCCTTGTCGCCTGCTTGCCGTTATCGGTTCCTTCCGACCAGGCAAGCATGTCGAGAAAGGCCACGACGTTCACGCCGCCAGCTTGTTGGGGAGTGATCTGCGCCATGGCGTCTCCGAAAAAGAAAAGGCCCCCAGTTAACACTGAGGGCCTTGGGAAAGTGTCTTGGTCTGTAAATCTCAGCTAGTGGCTGCCTGGATCGGGCTCGCCTCGCCGCTGCGAGCGGGCGCGCGCGCGGCACCCTCGACGGCATGCCGGCCGATCGCATTAGCCCACTGCACCGAAGGCTTGTCGAACAGGCGGTAGAACACCGACGCGACCACCATTGACAGTATCAGGACGATAAACGACGCAATGATCGCTGCACCGACATATCCGATGTGAGGCTCGGCCAGATGCAACAGTGGCTTGCACACCACCATGATCACCAGCGTATGAGTGAGATATAGCGCGAACGAGATCTTGCCCAGCCACGCGCAGGGGCGACTAGCGAAGGGGCGGCTGATCAGACTGCCGCCGAGTAGCGACCAGACCATCAGGACGGCGCCCAGGCCCGGGATGACTACCGGCCAATTAAGCGCAATGCCGTACTCGAACTGAAGGGTATTCGCCCACACGACTACCTGACGGTAGGACGCCGACGGGCTGTCATAGCCCCCCAGATAGAAGCCCAACGCCAGCATCAGCGCAGCCACGACAGGATGGGAGGCGAGGTGCGCGACCCGACCCAAATACGCGCCGCAGAGGAACATCGTAAAGAAACAACCCATCAATGGAAGACGCGCCATTAGGGCCGCGCACAGCACCGCGCCGGCGATCCACCCCCACCTGAGCCGGCCGAAGGCCAGCAGGTACACGAACAGGATCAGCGAGCCCAGCAGTTCCACCTGCATAGTCCAGGTCACGCCGTTGTGCGCGTTGTCGCCAAACAGGAAGCTCCCGTACACGCCCTCTCGTGCCGCCGACAACAGGTGCGACGGCCATTGGGCCAGTGCCATGCCGTTCAGGAGTCCGGCGGTAATAGCCATCAACAGCGTCGACGCGATAACCGCCGGGGCCAGCCGGAAATATCGCTTGGCCAGCGCATCACTGATCACGCGTGTGTCCAAGGTCCGCAGGTACTTCAGCGATAGCACGTAACCGCTGAGCACGAAAAAGATGCATACCGCGAAGAAGCCCGCGTAGAAACCGCGAAACGGGCTGTCATAAAGCCACTGCTCGGCCGGAACGTGCGACTCGCGCAGCGTGCCAACTACCGCAGTTGGAAAGAACTCCATTCCTAGATGCGACAGCACGACGGCCACCGCGGCCAGACCACGCAGGCCCTCCAAAGATAGGATTTTCGCACCACGCTCGCGCGCCGCGTCGATGTTGCTAGACATCCAATTTCGCCCCCAAAGCCGCACGTTAATAAATTATTAAGTAAATATAGCAACTTGAGGGGTTGATTGACACGGAAAGCAGCGTGGTGGGCGCCCGCCCCAGTTGCCGGCTGGGCGCGAGGGTTGATCCGGTCTGGAGGCGGGCAAAGAAAAGCCCCGGCTTGACCGGGGCTTGCGTCTGGATGGTGGGCAGATTGCGCGCATTTCCGGGGACCCGACAAGTCCCCGCTACGCTGCGCGCGTTACCATGCGATTGAAGTCCCTGGCTGCAATCGATTCGGCTGCACGCATGTGCTCCAGCATCCACTCGTACACCGGCTGCCAGTAGCGCCGGTACGCGGAATGGTCGGCCCCAATTGCCGCAGCACGCTCACGGCCGCTCCGAGCTTCCACCCCGGCTCCGTCGCATGCCTCGCACTCAACAACCCCCGTTCCATCCTTCGCGGCCTGAATCCGAAGACCTTGGCAGGCCCTACAGCAACCGCAGGTGCCCATTTCTTCGACAATGGCTCTGGCCAGAACGCCGAGCTGTTCCATGGTGTTGTTCGGCCAGCACAGCGCGCGCGTAGCCTCCAGCCGGGCCTCCGCCTTCCGGTGCTCAATGCGCTGGGCATCAGTGACCGGACCGCCCGCCCAGCCCATGCATGCCTTCGCAATGCCGAACTCGGTGCGCGCCACATTCAGGGCCTGCTGCTGACGGACATACTCCGGCGCCACGAGAGCGATTACTGCCTGGCGCAGCTGTTGCGAGCGTCGCGTACCACTGTCCGGCCACCACAGCGCCTCCAGCAGCTCTCGCCCCAGCCCGGCCGGCACCATACCCAGTGCCGCCGCGATGTCCTGGTTGGTGAGGTCGGGCGCCCCACCGCGACCTGTGTCGAATTTAACCGTGCTCGGCCCAAGCCGAGCCATCAGCTCCCGTCCGTCACTCATCTGCCTTCCCCATTTGATGTTCCGCCTGCTCACCAGCCTTCCCTAGCACCGCTGCACCCGCCGAACGCCTGCGCCCTGCCGGGGTCATGCGGCCACCCGATCCCATACCGTCGGCAGCACCTGCACCTCGCCACCTCGCGCCTGGAACTGCTCAACGGTCTCGACGCGATCTCGTGGCTTTACCGCAGCCGGAGCGGGGATGTTGGCCGCCCGGATAGCTACGTTCGCAGCGCGCGCTTGGACAGGCCTAGGCGGTCTAGGTGCGCGCGGCACCCGGATCCGCACACGCTTTGCATCGGCAGCACGCTTGCGCTCCTTGCGCTCTTCGTCGGTGAGGACTACCCGAGGCATCCCTTGCCCTGTGAGCTGGAACACCGGACCCATCTTGGTATCGGTTCTGGCCAGGAAGCCGGCGGTGACGCAGTACCGCACGGCATCGTGAACTTGGGCACGCTCGGTGCCCGGGCTGGCTCCGATGGCCTCACAGATGCCGAGCATCGTCCACGGCAGGTCCTCTGCGTTCTTGCTTAGCCATTCCCGCACGGCGGCCGGGGACAGATTCGGTTTGGTTATCATGCGGCCTGCCTCTGTTCGTTCACGTAGGTTTGTTGGGCAATCAGCTCGTCATCCGAGCAGTACAACTGGTGGAAGGTTCTGGAGCCTTCCTTCAAGCTCCATCCGTAGGTTTGGCTCATCCATTCGAACGAGCGTCCTTCCTGCGGTATGCGTTCGTGGTGCCACCGGCACATCGCAAATCCGAAGAAGTGGCCGCGCCGGATGTTTCCCGACTTGCAGTGGTGGTAATCGCAGCCATAGACGACCAAGTGGCGCGGCAGCAGGTTGCGCATGTACATCAGCAGGCAAACCATGCACGGCCCCTCCTTGGCAACATCCATGCGCGCCTTCTCGCTGGGAGTGGGTGGCGGTGCTTTCGACCACATCAGGACGACTCCTTCGCTTGTTGCCGCCGGCGACGGGGAACGCGCATCAACCGCCTCACCTCAGCCTCTAGCCTCTTAGCCTCGCCCAGGTAGTACTCATGGCGTTCCTGGCGCACTGCCGCCGTGAACTCGAACTGTGTAAGCGCATGCTCGGCCGCAGCGCGGAAGGCCTTCGCCAGCTTTGGCGCATTGATTCGGGGGGCGTGGTCGTAGATGTCCAGCTGCCTGCCTTGCGATCGCATCAGCCGACCTCCGGAATTGGCCCTGCGTAGCTCTTCACCGGGACTGCCCGCATTCCATCGCGCGAGACCGTCATGCCGCGCGTGGCATAGAGCACCAGCGGGCGCATCCCATACCCGAAGGTGAGATACCAGCCGGCTTCGAGCACAGGTTCGCGAGCAGGCCGGACGGGAAAGCTCATCTGCTCAGCCTTCATGCTGCCCTGCCCGCCGGCGCAGCCAGCAGTTCACCCACCTCGGCAAGCCGGGCACGCGTACGAACGTCGGCTCCAGGTGCCGCCTCAACCCGGCCTTCCAGCAGCGCCACCGCGTTGAACGTCGGGTTGGAAGCAGGCAGCGCCAGGTGTTCAGCTACCTGCTCATGCGCAAGTTGGCCAGCGGCCACGGCCTGGCGAAGCACGCTGTCACGGCCGGACACGTCTGAGCCGAGGGACACGTGGTGGCTGCCGAGTTCGCGAGCAGCGCGCGCCTCCTTAACCAATCGGGTGTAGACCTCGAGGAAGGCCTGCCGCGCCGCGATCTTGTCGCCCGCCAGCACCAGCGGGTATGCCGCTGCCCAGGCGTCCCGGGTCTGCCCCGTCCAGACAACCGTTGCGCCTTCGTCTGCCGCACGAATGGCGATCGCCCACGCCTCGTTGGGTGCCGGGTGCCCGTCTTCGATACGCTCGAGAATCGCGGCCAGCGACAGCCGGCCCTTCAACTCCCGACGGCAGGTGGCCAGCGCGCGCTCCAGCACTGGCAAGGCGTAACCGGCCAGGTCAGCGACCATGAACACCGCGGCGGTCGGCCGGAGCTGGTCGCCAATCACCTCGGCGGTGCCCGCCAGCAGATCCACCAACCGCTCCTGCTCGTGGTCAGTGAGCATGGGTCTGCCCCTTCAGCTGGCGCAGCATGGCCTTGGCTGCGTCGGCGGTTCCGGCGTTCCCCTGGGTCTGGTCCTGCTGCATCGCGCTGGTCTGGGTCATCTGCCGGCCAGTCGCCCACTGCGTGCGGTACGCCTCGCACTTTGCCAGCAGCGTTCCGAGGTCGTGCATGTTCTGCACCACGTACCGCTCGTTGACCGACAAGAACCACCCGGCCACCTGCGGCGCCTCGACGCGCCCCAACCGCTGCACGATCTGCTTCACGTTGGCATTGACCTTCGCGTTGCGCACCGGAGTTGCGCCGTGGCGGTCGCGGTAGGCCAGCGCGTAGGCCGCCCAGGTGGCTCGGCATGCGGCCTGCAGCTCGGTCTCGGTATCCACCTTCGGCGGCGCGGCCGACAGGCCCGCCGGAAATGACGGTTCACCTGACGGTTCAATGAGGGTTATATGACGGTTAGGCGGCACGGGGCGCACCTCCAGACCTGCGCCCGCTGCCTCACCCCCTGCATCGGGCGCACCCCCTACTGCACCGGGCGCACCCCCTGCATGGGGCGCAGCACCTGCGCCCGGTGCACCACACGGCTTTGCCGCTTTGCGCTTGCCCTTCGTGGCCGACACGGCAGCGTTGAACTTGCCCGGAGTGACTGCGTAGACGTTGCTGCTGTTGAACCGGCGCTCGCGAGACAGCAGCCCCACGACCTCCAAGTGATCCATGGCGCTGCGCACAGCGCGCGCCGACATGCAGCAGCGCTTGGCGATGGTGCCGATGGCCGGCCAGCAAACGCCGTCATCGTTGGCTTGGTCGGCCAGGGAGATCAGTACCGCCTTCTGGGTAACGCTCAGGCTCTGCAACGGCCAGCACTGGCTCATGATGATCGTCGACATGTCAGAGCCCCAACGGCAGGTTGTCGCCCGGGGCCACCGGCCACCAAGTGCACGCGCTGCGGCCGCTCACTGGACAGGGCTTCTTCGGGCCACGCCAAACGCGGCCATCCTCCAGCAGCTCCGGCAGACGGCGAGCGAGCATGTAGCGATCATTGCCGGTGGTCTTGGCCAGCTCCATGCTGGTCAGCCCGGGGTGCAGCTTCACCGCTGCAGCAGTGCGATCCTGCTGGAGCGCCTGCAACCCGCTGCAGACCACGTGCGTTGCGGCCTCGTGGCTGGTACTGATGTCGGTCGATCGCGCAAGATGGCTCATCGAGTCGCCCTCGCCTGCTTTCCGTTCGCTGCAGCCCGCGCCACGTTCCTCTCCAGGCGGTGCGCCATCGTCCGCAGCGCGCGGGCTTCGCTGACCATCAACGCGGCCTCATCGCTGTCGATGTGCCGGTCTTCCATCGCATCAACGGCAGTGCCGGTCAGGCGCCCTACCCGCGTGGTGATCTCCAGCAGCTTGAGCTGCACTGCGGCTATCTCATCTGCCCAGCCCCCCTCTGGCGCAGGCGGCACAACGTCGACCGCCATACCGAAACGACCGGCCAGAGCCTGCATCCACTCCAAGGCGTACTCGCTTCCTCCCGCCTTCTCCTGCATCCACTCGGTCAGCAGCTCAGCGATCTCGATCGATACCGATTCGCCTTCCAGGCCGCGCAGCTTTGCGCGCAGCGTCTCCGGGTGCATGGTCTTGCCTCGGCGGCCGGCCAGGTAAGCGGCGGCATCAGCAACACCGCCGGGCGTGTTGCGCACGGAGTTGTAGAGGACGTCGAGCCAGTTGAGGGCGGATGTACGGCAGGTCATGGGTCACCTTGGGAGGACGGGTGTTTCAAGGTTTCGGGCTGGGCCCGGACGGCGCACCATCTGCGCCATGGACGAAATCAACTCAGGGATCGAGGGTGTCACCCTCCTTGCGCTACGCTGGATGTGCCAACAACACAGCCCGCAAGGAGGGCGACATGGAAAAGCAGCTACTGGAGGACATTCAGGTCCTTTTGCTCAGCAACCGCGCACGGGAACTGAGGATCAACGTCGGCCGGGCCGCTTCGGACGACGAGCTGGAGGTGATCGAGGTCGACGGGGAGGAGCACACCGTGCTCACGAAGAAGGCAGGACTACGCCTGGCGCTCAGGGAGCTGGAAGAAGCGAAGGCGCTCATCAAGGAGCTCTCTCAGAGCTGATGGGTGGGCTGACGGCGCTGCGCAGGTGTTCGCTCAGCGCCCTCTTCTTTTCCGTCGAGAGCAACCGCGCATGGGCGGCAACGAGTTCGGGCAGCTCGGGTACAAGCCACCGGCGCAAAGCCTCACGCAGCGCGCGCATATCAGGCCACCTGCACTTGAATGACGCGCTCGGCGTCGGGATCGGTTGGCTCCGACTCGGCGACCATTTGCCCGGGCTGGTGCCCAAGCAGCTCCAACACCTGCGGCAGCGCCGGCAAGGTGTCCTCATCGGTCCAGCTCGCCACCTGATCAGCAGGCAGCTTGAGCACCACCGCAAGGTGGGCGTCGGTCTTGAAGCCGAAGCGGTCGCGCAGCGCGCGCTTAGTCATGCGGCTGTCGATCAGTGGGCCCAGGTTCGCAACGGTGAGCGGTGCAGCGCGCCCCGCGCTCAATCGATCGCTATACAGCCCGAGAAGAGCGATAGCGCTCGCGGCGCGAGGCGACCGGGAGCGACCAGTAGCCAGATCCCCAACCGTGGACCCCGCGCAGCCAATGGCTTCGCCTATCTGGGCGTAGGTCATACCCTTGATTTGGAGGTCCAAGATGATTCCAGCCCACGATTTATCCATAGTCCGCAGCCTACGGTATTCCGTAGGTCGTAGTCAACGGCATTCCGTTACGGAGTTCCGTTCAAATGCACCCATGGAGACCATTGGCACCCGCATCCGCACCGAACGTGAGGCACAGCGTGTCTCCCGGAATGACTTAGCGAAGTCAGCCGGGATCGCGCCTACGACCCTGTCAAACTTGGAACTGGGCCTATCGAAGTCGAGCACTGCTCTGCATAAAATTGCAGCACGTCTCGGAGTTCGCACTGATTGGCTCGAAACTGGACGCCTACCAAAGGATGACGTCAACGGACGCGTCTTAGCGGTCGCGCAGAGTGAGACAGAGCCAGGCTATGTTCGCTTCGATTTGTTCGAAGGGGGTGCAGGGATGGGGGCAGGCCTAGTCAATGATGACTATCCGGAAGTAGTCCGGACCATAGCAGTTGCGGAGTGGGAGGTCCGACGTAAGCTCGGCTACCTACCCAAACAAGGCCGCATCAAGATCATTACTGGCCGCGGTCCGTCGATGCGGCCCAAGCTTGAAGATGGCGACATCGTATGGATTGATACGACTTGCGACTACTTCGATGGCGATGATTACTATCTAATTAACATCGGCGGCGAAACCCAGATCAAGATGCTGCAAAAACGCGGCGACGGTCTGTACGTGGTTAGCGTCAACACTGACTTTCCGGCGTATCGACCTGATCCGGGAGACGTGAGCATCTTAGGCAAGGCGCTGATCCATGCAGGCCTTAGAAAGTTCTAATGAGGCCCCGCTACTGCGGGGCCTTTTCACTCTTAACGGCCTTCTTCTTTGGCTTCGACGCTTTGTCTGCAGTTACAGCCGTAAAGGACTCATCGAGATCCCAAGGAAGATCATCGGTATGCCGAAGAATTGTGACTGACGCGATCGACTGCATGCGTTCGCGCAGCATCCAATAAAGAGCTCTACTAAAAACACCTGCCGATGGCTTGAACGCGTCCAGATTCCCATCCAACTCGGGAGACGCACCCACGAAGCCTCCAACACATTGGAGAACGAATACGTCTCCAGGAGCGACTGGGCTTCCATCGTCGTTCACGCCCACTGCCCGAGCGCCCACCACGACCTCGATTACGCTACGGTCAGCGTATTTCTGGTCGGAAAGCTTGGGCGCCTCCACACCGATCTCCATGCTGAAGCCGTCAGCATCAGATTCGATAAAGGCGTGCTCATCAATTGCAATGCGGCTAAACCTGGCACCGACCATTCGAAAATCGCTGGTCATGCTCATCAGTGACTCCTTCCATAAGCGCTTGGCGCTACTCGACGTGCTGAAGCCACTCCAACAGGTACATACAGCTGGTCGTTCGTAGCAATAGGGGCCTTAACGACTGTTGTAACGGCGGCAGCTTGCGCATGACGATCAACTGCCTGCTCAATCGCCACCCGTACGAACTCGTTCAAAGAAATTCCCCAAGCCTTTGCCTTGTAGGCCGCCTTACGATGCGCTTCGCAGCCAACTCGAACGTTGAAAGAACCCTTGAAGGGTTTTTCAGGCTCTAAGCCATGAAGTGCACACTCTTCAACATAGCTATCGATCGCGGCGTGGAACTCAGCCTTTACTTCCGCGACTGACTGACCTGCAAACATGATCAGTGCGTCCACGTCCATGACACGACCGACAAGAGCGTCATCCTCTTTCGAGTAAGTAACTTTGGCCTTGTAGCCCTTGTACTCAATGTGCTCATTCATTCATGTATCCCCACTCGCGCAGACTCCTAACTACCTCACGTACATAGACAACGAGAACGGTCGGGGGGTTCCGACCGTGCGGCTTATGCAACCGTATTACATGGCTCTTGTTCAGAGCATGACGAAAGCGAACAGCCGAGCCATCGCCCTGCTGCTCAACAAATCCTAGTGCCACCAGCGGAGCTTTGAGTTCGGCCCATCGCAAGTCCTTGGGATCGCGCGCCAGTCGTTCAAGTTGCTTCTTAAGCCGTGCAGACATCCTGTTTCCGCTCATCGTAGGCCTGGGCTCCACCAACTGCAACTAACTTGTAGTCGCAGCTACGGCGCAGCGTAACCCAGTTCCCCGCCGGATGAAAGCGTGATGCTCTTCACAGCTATCTCCCCGCGGCCTCAGGAGCACGTTCGGCAACAATCGAGAAGTTTTTACGGCATTCCGTTGACATGTTGTTACGGCTTTCCGTAGCATGGCGGCATTGGCTCACTCGGTCCCATTCCGGGATGAGGAACAGGAGATCAGCATGGCCCACCTCATCGTCAGCGCCCGCGCACCCGCCGTCGTGGAAGCGCGCCCGCAGAGCAACACCGTCGTCCTCAAGGTCGGCGAAGCCCTCGTCAGCTTCGACGCTGACGAAGTCCCCCAGCTCTGCCAGGACCTTTCCCGCGCTTCGCTTGAGCTGCGCCGCCCCCGCCGCGTAGGCATGTTCCCTGCACGCCCGGTCGAGCTGCAGCGCGGCAACGCCGACCTGGTCGGGGTGTCGGCATGAGCGCCCCGTCCAAGATCGCAGCTATCCGTGACGCCGTCAGCGCCCTTCATGGCACCGCCGACGATGGCGCAGACACCCGCCGGCACGCTGATGCACTGCAGGAAGCCGGCGCCACCGTAGATGCGCTGATCGACGCCGTAGGGAAACTCACGTGCACACGCACTGACGGCGGAATGCTGGTGAGTGTCGACTCGCTGGCGGACGTGGTCACTGCCCTGATCCTCGTCAAAGGCGTTGCTGCATGAACGTCACCACCTACGAGCAGTTCGCACGCGCCCAGTCCGTGCGCGCCCAGGCAATCAGCAAGGGCTGGAACCACCACGAGTGCGTCGGACAGCTGGTCCGCGCCGGCTATTCCAAGTCCGTGCAGAACGAACTGGCCGAGCGCGCACGCCGTCAGCGTGCAAGCCGGCCCGGCTCCGGAGGCGACGCCGCATGAACGCCGTCGCCTTCTTCCTCGGCTTCTTCAGCGGCTCCATCGTGGCCGTCGCCGTGGCCGTCGTCTGGCACGAGCGCTGCCACATCGCCCACTTCCGCCAGTTGCTCGACCAGGTCAGGTCGCTTGGCGGGCGTCCATGAGCGAGGCAGCACCCGAAGCCCGGACCGTGGCCGCCACCGTGCGCGCAATGCGCCGCGCTGGCGCCGCCGGCGAACCGGTGCCCGCCGCAGTGGTCGCAGCGTGGGCGCAGACGTTCATGGCCCAGCTGTATGGCCTGCAGAGGCCTGCGCGCTACGAATGCCGGGCCAAGGTAGGCGCCGGCACGTGGGTTGAGGCGAGCGTTTCAGACGTGCTCAACGCGCGGCGGCTCCGCTTGGAAATTCGCGCGCTCTTCCTGCACCCGAAGGTCGAGAAGCCGCTCAAGGCGCACCGCTTCCTGAGCGGCCGCTGCCGCGATTGCGGGGAGCTGGACGTGTGCGCCGGCCCGGGCTGTGAGGTCCCGGCTCCGACGCCCGACAGCCGCGCTGCCCTCCCCTTCGACCCGAGCTGGTTCCGCCAACCGCTTCAGGCGCTCCAGCAGATCGCCACCACCAAGGTCATTAACCACTACGACGCAACGAAGTGGAAGAGCGAGGCCACCTATCTGCTCGAACGACTCGACAAGTACGACAAGGAAACCCTGGCATGAGTCGCGAGCAGCGCCACTTCACCGGCCAAAGGGCAAGGCACTGCAGTGGCCTCACGCGCTTAAAGCGGCGCGCCGAGGCAATCGGCGCACCGCCGGGTGACCTACTTCTTTTTGTTGGGACGCTGGGTCAACGCCGAACCCGCCACGGACTTTTGGGCGGGCGTGCTTTTCGGGTTCTTCAACTGCTCGGATGCCTTGGTGCCTACAGACTTACTGGTCTTCTCGTCCTTAGCCATGCGCTGTGCTCTTCAAGGTTTGCGGACAGTTCCGCTGTCGGAGCATACGCCCGCTGCAGAGGTCGCCGTATAGGACTTTCCCTACGCCGTCTCGCCTGCCCTCCGAGCACCCGAAACAGCCCCGGGCAGACCTTGGCAACCGTTACCCCGCCGCGCGATCTGCGCACCCAGCTGCCCACGGAGGCCAACCATGCGTAAGCGCCCGATCCTGTTCAACGGCGCCATGGCGCGCGCAGTCAGAGCCCCATCAGCGGCGACTCATCAAAAGCCACACCCTGACCACCCCCTCCGCTGCCTCCAATACGTCACGGCAAGATTCATGGTCCGCTCTATCTGCCGCGTAGTGCCCTGCGCCTGCAATGTCAACCGACAGAAGGCGCCATTGCCTAGCGCTACCGCGCCAGATCGTAGCCGAGTACTCCATTCCCTCTACGGAAAGGCTCACTCGGTGAAGAGATTCAGGAGTCTTTTGACATCCCACGAGTGGAGCCTTCGGAGCAGAAAGGGTGAGCTTGCGCCAACGTTCTTCGGGGAGCAAGGAGTTGGAGCCCTATTTCACGGATATGCGGAGGTTGCGCGATGACTCAGCGACACATTTGCCACCCCGAGGGCCTGCCCAAGTGCGCCGCCGGGCACAGCGCGCGCCACATCCACGACCTGCGCGGCCTCGCCGCCGGCGGCGGTCACTTCATCGAGTGCCAGTGCCAGGCATCCCGCCGCCACCCCGAGCCCGACGCGGCGCTGGCCGAGTGGCGCCGAATCAACCGGCCCTTCCGCAGCGCCCGGAGAGTCCTGCCGGCAATCGCGGCGCCCGCGCCGGACACCGTCGTGCAGATGCGCCTGCTGATGCCGGGCGAAGGTCGGGTGGACAGTGGCTGA